CCAGTTCCTATAATTTCAAAAATAGGAATCTCTGTAATATCAATATTATTTATCGGGGTAACACGAACTATGCTGCCGTTAAACACTTCAACATCATATTCATTATCAAACTGATCTGTGACAAAAGTATTGTCACCATATCCCGTTCCAGGGTTAACAATAATAACTTTGTCAATTACTAATGGTGAGTCATCCTCTACTGGATATCCTTCACCCTCAGTGACAATGTAAATTGAATCCACTTTTCCATCTTTGAGTATTGCTTGTGCATGAGCACCATATCCTTTATTACAGTTATCAGTAACTTCAACAAATGGTGGATACAAATAACCACTACCACCATCAGCAACCTTGATACTTATAACACTACCAGTTCTTGACGAACCTTCACCAACAAAGTTACCCATAAGTGCCAGTGCATTTGCCCCTGAACCTCTCCCACCAAATATGTTAATCTTAGGTCCTCCACAAATAGTGGGCAAACCACTATAACAAGATCCAAGAGCACTCTTGAAACCAGGGACTTTCATATTTGGATCAAACATATCAAGAGCACCAACAACGTCTTGAACACCATCTAGTGGGAATCCTGTTGCTTTAGCAGCAACCTTAGCAGCGTTTGCTACATTGGCATTGCCAAGAATTCTACCCATATCAACATCATTACCACTTACTTCACCAATACCATTAATATACTTACAAGTTCCTCTGTTAACAACCTTTCTCTTATTACAAGAAGCAAAACCAACCAGTCCAGACAAGAGGTCTAAACTATTTCTAATCATATTATCAACACTGAAGTTAGAGAAGAATGTTAATATCTTGGACACACCACCCAAAACTCCAGTCATCATTCCAGAAATTCTATCAATGACGCCGTTTAGAATACCACCAACAAATTGATCGACCATACAGTCAGCAAAGTTGGCAACATTATCAACTATAGAGTTGAGCATACCCTCAACCATGTCTGCAACTCCATTCAAGACCTGACCAACAATACACTTGTAAAGATCTTGAACTGCCTTTACTGGTCCAACCATAGCCTCTTGTGCCTTAACACCTGCTCTGTGGGCAGCTTGGGTGCTTCCTGTAGCAGCAAGAACAATACCATAAACTGTTTTGTATAACATATCAAGTCCACCCTGAAGAATAGGGACAAGACCTTCATATGTTCCTGCTACAGTTGGTCCTACAATACCACCAGACCAGTTTCTAATGTGTTCTGTTACACCAGCAATTTCTTCTTTGACAAGATCTCTATAGTATTCAGTGCCCTCATCAAACTGTGCTTTGAATGTTCTTATGTCTTTTACAAAGTTTTCAATGGATGCTGATATTTCATTAACAGAGTTTGCTATGGAACTTTCTTTACAAGGTACAGTGCTTACTTTACCTTGGTCTGGTATAAGTGGTTTAGTTCCGTTCTGTTCTGTCTCTTCTCTTGGTCTACTTTCTGGAGATGGTTGAGACTCATCAGAGCTATCATTTACTTCATTCTTGATAGTATACCTTGAAGGTTTTACAGTTTTACTATATCCACTAAAAACCTTAAACGGACTTGGTATATCACTATCTTCAGATCTAAACTTAGAGTTACCAAACATTCCCATGATGATAGGAACCTGCCCATCATCACCATCAAGGAAGAAACCTATTACAACATCTCCCTGGTTGAAATGGATTGACTCTGCCCATTGACCACTTCCGGTTCCTGAACCAGGTGGAAGCATGACATGTGCGAATGGTAGATCATCATCAGATAACAAAGAGGTATTATATGGGTGATAACCCATTATCCTAACTTTATATCTGTAACCAAATCCACCACCAGTTACCTGTTTCTCGTAGGACTTTTCATCAGCAATCTGACCGATCCACCAAACGAATCCGTCTCTTCCTACAAAATTACTCTTAAAAAAATTATTCTCTTCCATCAGTCTGTACTGTATGAACCGTAGGTATCCCTTACAAGTTTCAAGGTTGTTAACGATCTCGTAGCGTCAAATGAATGGCACAACTCTTTTATCATATATAGACCACTTTGTTCACGGTCATAATCAGCACCTTCAGAGGTATTTACCAAATGAATATTCAAACAGTCACCCACTGCCAAATTAGTATTTGAAGGGACTGTCATGTTAACAACTTGATTGAAAAGTAGGTTGTATCTTAGTAATGACTCTCTCTGAAACTCACTAGGTATTGCATTGACCTCTGGACTGATACCACCCGATTCAATTACGCCACTATCTTTTACTGAAGAGAAAATACGACTTGGCATTTCAGAGATATTTAAACCCTCATCATTAACAATATTTGGAGGTTCTGGTGTTGTTCCTAGTGTTCTTATTTTTCCATACTTTAATATTTGATTTACCATACTAAAAGATCCCTGACTTAGAGGAGTGAAACTCATGGTTGCAGGATCGAATTCTACATGAAATGATGAATACATTCCATATCTCATTTTTCTTAAGAGATCATTATTTTTACTTACAGAATAGTTCAATATATTCCTGTCAGTGTTCTCCCCATAAGTTTGAACCTCCATAGACTCATAATCATATGCATTTTTGTTATCTTTTACTATCTGTATACCTTCATTAATTAATTCATCAATAGGCTTGAAGTGATATCCTCTTGCTGTTTCATAAAAGAAAAATCCGGCAAGACCACCACCATCAGGTGAAGGAGGTTTTCCTTTTGACGCTAACCACACTAATGTTGTAAATGGTTTTTTGAAATTGCCTATAAAACCATAGTTAAGTTTTGATGGTCGTTTGAATGGTGAGACTATTAGTGGTTTTTTACTATTCAAGTATGTTCTAAGAATATTTTCTACAATATCTTCCGGTGGTTGCTTTTTATACTTTTGATGTATTCTTGATGTCTCATTAGTGATAGACTCTCTAGTAGTCAATGCTATTGTGAATATTTCTTTTCTAGAGTCTCTAATAACTGCCTTAATGCTTGAAACATAAAGAGCTGTATCTGGTGTTGAAAAATCTAACCCAGGGTTAGTTTCATTATTTCCGTTTATTTTGATAAAAACTCTCTCACCACCTCTTAATGGAAGTCCACTATAAATGGACATAAACTTACCACCTTCACCTTCAATAGTTCCACCAGTGTTGACGATTTCCATCACAGCAGTTATGGTTGGTGAAAACAAATCCTCATAATATAGAAAATTTGTCACACCAAGTTTTACATCAACAGACTGAGAACCATCTGCTGCTTCAATAATTATACTTTCATATAAAGAAGGATCTATCGCCGCCATTACGTTAATGCTGGTGAGTTAAGTTGAACATCATTTAATGTACTATTTAACCTACCAGCGGAAGGCATCATACTTCTAGGTGCAGTTTTTTGAACTGGTGGTGCGCTCGCAACAACTGGATAAGGGACATTAATTGTCTTTGATTGTTTTTGAGGTAATCCTAAGTTATATGGGTTATTTTTCTTGATAAAATCTAAAACGTCAAATCCACCTTGTGGTTCTGGTTCTGCTGGTGCTACTTTTGTTAATGGTTCTGGTGGTGGTGTTTTTGTCTTAGGAGGTTCTAAGGGAACTGTTACTTTAGTTGGATCAAAGTCAAAGTGAGTAGAATCTGGTTTATATCCATTGTATATGAAACCATACTTAGCACCATTTTTTTGTATCCATTCATCACCAGGACCAGTGTTGAGCATATTGATATCAATAGCATTACCTGTCAAGTGCTTTGAACCTCTAACACCTCCTACGTTTTCATTCTTTTCTTCTGACCTAAAATGACTTGTAATATAAGAACCAAGATTAGGAATACCTTCTGCTTCAGCATCCTTAACCATTTTTATGAATGCTTTGGCAGCCTGAGGAGACAACTTAATAGGTCTACCTTTAAAGTCTTTATATCCCGTATCAACAGAACCTGTGTTTACTTCTCTCTGTTCTCCTTGAGGTTCAGTTTGTTGAGATATTGATTGGGAAGTAAACTGTCTTGCTTGTCTTGCTTGTATTTCTTCTTCCTCTGCCTCTTCTGGTAGTTCAAAATCTTTTTCAGTAACTCCTAAGAGTTCTGACATTGGTCTTGAAAGAATTTGGAATGCACGGTCAACACTCAACTGCATTCGTGTGAATCCAAGTTGAACTCTTTGAGCAGCAGTTTGAATAGAATCACCCATCTGCTTGAAATCAAAGTTTGCTGCTGCACCAACAACTTCCAAAATACCAACAGTTGTCGCTGTTATTATATCACCAATACCTTTGACAAACTCCTCCATATTACGAACGAAGAGTTGACCTCTCTTCATTACATCTTCAGCACTCCCTATAATTCTTGGAAGAGTTGTAACTGCCCATCCAATAAGCAAAGTCCCCACGAAGTCCATTATCCTTCCAAGGAAACTCTTATTACTCTTTTGAATTACTTTACCAGTCCTTTTTAAAGAACCTGTCACAGTTGATGCTTCTAACTGATCTTCTCTTTCTTGTCTAAGAATATTATTACGTCTTTGTCTGAACAGTTTAGCATCATTCGCAGTGTTCTTTCTCTTTGCAGCATTATCTTTTTTCACAGACTTGATGATACCTTCAGCAGTAGAAACTGAACTTGCGACAGATTCCCTCAAAGAAGTTAAGTTTTTAGTAACACCTCTTAGAATAGACATTAGTTAGGTTGGATATTATACTGAATCATAGAGTACATCAAATAGAAGTTATCACTATTTGTTGTATTAAAAAGTGGGATATCGTTTGCGACTCCATCTACTGCACCTATTTCTTGAGACCCTCCGGTATTTGCTGGAATAAGATTGATATTTACATTGTCTTGTTGTTCTTGAAGTCGGAGTTGTGTGGTAGATGCTAAATTACCCTCAGTTTGTATCAAGTCACCAACAAGACCACCACCTTGCATCAATCCATAAGTTATGGCAGCAGTGTCACGAAGACCTAAATTTGCCAACCTCAATCCTGGAATGAAGGAAGCAACTATAGGCAAAACTATAGGCAACGCACCTCCAATGAACTGTCCCGCTTGACCCATTTCAGTTTGAGGTTTGTATATTGAGAAATTATCCGAAGCAAACGCACCCAAATTATATCCGAAGAAACTGCCAGCACCAGTACGTTGTCTACCTGTATTACCTTGAGTTCTTCCTTGGTTACTTGGTGCGGGACCAGGCGGTCTATTGTTGCCCGCAGGTCCAGGTAATCTATTTCTTGCACTGTTCAAAAGACTGCCTGCTGCAAGACTCGACATTCTTAACAAGTAAGAAATAGGTCTCATCAGCAAGTTTCTGAATGCACTACCTGCTATTCTGAATCCAAGTCTTACAAGACTTCGCGTTATAATACCAAGAGTTCCTGTTAGTGTTAAGAATATTGGTATGATAAACTTCAGGTTCCTAAGTAATGTATCTCTTACTTCTTTTAAGGCATTTTCATTACCTGTTATCAAACCACCAATAAATTTAAGTGTTTGACCACCTAAGAATCCTGCTAATAGAATAGTAAAGAACCTTCCAAGTCTTCCCAAGACACCCTGTGCCTTTTGACCTATTTTTTGTAATGGTTTAGCGAGAGCACTCTGAACTTTTCTCTCAATACCACTTTCTTTATTATCTCTTACTGCTTGCTCTGCTAATATTCTTTCTCTCTTCTGTTTTTCTTGTTCTCTTATTTGATCAAGTAAAGCAGAACCTCTTACCTGAGTTGAAATATCTACAAGAGTTTTATTTAATAATGCTATCTGACCACCAATGTTTGCTAATGATCCATTGATAGTTTGAATGGCAGCGGTGTTCTGTCTAATGGCATTAGCATTCAAATCAATACCTTGCCCCATAGCAGCATTCTGCTGTGATGGTGGGGTTAAGAAAGAATATCTAGATATTCTAAATCTAGGTCTGTTAATAATAGGTGCGTTAGCCATTCATTTCCGCTTGTTTTGCTTTCAGATTCTCTTCCTCAATATATTGATGGAGGAAAGTGAGATACACTTCACGCTCCCAAGGAATCATATTTTCAAGCTCTGTTAATGAGTATTTATGATGCTGCATCAAGGCAAAATTAACCCTAAAGTATGACTCAAGATCTTCATGAGCCATACCTACCCGAAAAAAGCAGTTAAACCCTCCAGTACAATTTTGTTTTCTTTGCCAGTCTTAGGGTTCACAACTTTGATAGTATGTGATAACTTTGGCATCGTTTGGAAAAACTTTTCAATCTCTCCAAACTGTTTTGAACTTAACTGCTCCAAGAACTCTTTCAACTCCTTTTTAGTGCAGTCTGATGATGACCAAGACTCCTCCTCATTGAAGACCTGATCAATACAAGTAGAGATAAGTTCAAAGGTATCATCAACTGTCATAGCATCTTCGGAGAAGTTACTTTTAACAAACTCATCAATGGAAGGGTACTTCATCCTTAAGACAAGTTCATCATCAAGTTTGATATCTCTCTTGTGTCCTCTTCCTTTAATGACCTTAATATCATCAAGGTTGATGACAGCAGGAACTTGAGTCTCACCATCATCAGGACAAGTGACCATCACCTCAACTTCCTCACCAACAGACTTACCTCTGATATTAAGGAAAAGAAATTCAATATCAAAAGTTGAAAGTTCTTCTATCTTGAACCCTCTGGACAAGACACAACTTTTGATAACATCTTTGACTGCATTAGCAATCTGCTTCTCATCTTCACTTTCCATAGCGATGATGAGAACTTTTTCTTCTTTTACAAGAAATGGTCTGTATCTAATTTTCTTTTTATTAGAAGGCAATTCCAACTCATAAGTTGGAGTAGCAATTTTTGGTAAAGGCATAATACTGTCAAGTCATGTTTTTATTTAGAGGGCACGTCCCTCACTTATAATAGAACCAAGAAGATCTTCTCTACTCTGATATGGACCTATTGCTGATTCAACTGCTGCTCCAAGCGGTGTAGTGTTGTCCTCAAGTCTACCAGGAAGACCATTAGCGGTTTCCGTTGCAGTTCCCTCTTTATTATTTGAAGTTCCTCTATGCACGGAGTAACTATCAAACTTACCACACACATATCTATCATAATAAAATGAACACGTTGCTTTCAATATATCAGAGGACTGATATGCAACTTGAGTGCTTACCAAATCATAAGGGAATAAACCATAGAAAGTATATTCTAACTCATATTGATAGTCTCTATCAAATTTTGTTATTTTAGTCTGATAGGTTTTGTAATCATTTGGATATTCCATTCTATGATAATATCCTGCTTGTGACTGAGTTTCACCAGAACCATTTGCAATAAACTCTATCCAGTGCTCAAGAAACTTCATAGTTTTATATTCATTATCAACATAAAACTCTAACTGAAGAGGACTGAATATTCTTGAGTGTGCCATGTTTTCACTAACTCCCATGAAGTTACCAACTACTGCCCGAGTTCCAAGTCTGCTACCAGGAAGAGATGCTTTATTGCACAGTAATCCAGAAGTTTCAGTCAGAAACCTATAGTCTATACCTCTCACATTCAAGTGCTTTCTAAGCAGAGTTGGCAGACCACCAAACTGTACTTGATAGTGTGAGGTTTGTGCTAGATTTGTGAGTCTCGGTTTAAAGTCGGATATCCTTCTGGGTCTTACCACTCTAAATACCTAATATGGTTTCGTTATTATTATTTAGATGGCATATAAGGGAAAATATCAACCGTCACATCCTAGGAAGTATAAAGGTAACCCATCAAACATTATATACCGTTCTCTCTGGGAGCGTAAGTTTATGGTTTACTGTGATTTAAACGAAAACATTCTTGAGTGGGGAAGTGAAGAGATCATTATCCCATATCGTTCACCAGTTGATGGTAAAGTTCATCGTTACTTCCCAGACTTCTACATCAAAGTAAGAGAGTCAACAGGATACACGAAAAAATATATTATTGAGATCAAACCAAAGAAACAAACAGCACCACCTAAAAAACCAAAACGTCAAACCTCTGGTTATCTTCGTGAGGCGTATGAGTATGCTAAGAACCAAGCAAAATGGGAAGCAGCATCAGAGTGGTGTAAAGATAGGAGTTACATTTTCAAAGTATTCACTGAGAAAGAACTCGGCATCAAATGAACAGAGTTAGGCAAGTCGTAGACAACTTAAATGTAGGTGAGCGCATTCATCCTGATGATGTAATGCAAGACTTGCTTGAAGTTCTTGAAGAGGGTGCATCACCTACTATAGGTGGCATCTATACTTTTATCTACTTTGCTAAGACTCCTGCATTACGTTATGACCAACATCCTCTAGTTCGTATGGAGGAAGTCTTTCAATGGGGTTTCAAGGCTTTTAGTTTCCACTGGCGTGAAATGAGACAATATACTTGGCAAGAAATGGTTGGTGGTCTCTACGAAATCTATCCAAGTGAACTCGCTGACGCTATGGAACTCCCAACTGCATACTATCGTACTAAATAACTAAAATTGTCCCCTTCAAAGACAGAATGAGAAGACAAGAAGAAATAGAAAGGAGACGTGCTGCGGCAAGAGCAAGAAGAAGGGAAACAACTTCTAGAGAAACTCCGCCGGAGAATAGAGGTGCAGAGAGGACTAACAGTACTAGTTCAGTTCCTTTAAGATATCCTAATGCCATGCTTGACAACATGGACTTTTTGAGGATACAGGTTTATAAGTACGAAAAAACAGGGTTATCAAATTTATTTGGAAACCCTACAGAGGACTTAGATGCTGAGGGGGTAATTGCAAAACCTGAGTTGAAAAAAACGAGCGGTGAGGGAGATAATATAAAAAGAGAATTTGCTGTTGCAAAAGGTTCATTAAGAATTCCTAGAGCAAGAAAAAGATTAAAGACTGTATTAAAAACTATTTTCTTACCTATTCCAAGACAAGTTGGAGATGTAACAAGTATAAACTGGGGAAATGGTAGTTCTTTAAATGCACTTGAAGCATTTGGTTTGCAGTTTGGTAGACAATTTCTTGACGACCCTGGTAATGCCTTCAACTTTCTCCAAAATACTTTAGCAACACAAGCAGCT